AGTTTTTTAAATTTAGCTTCCTTGATTATTCTAGGATTGCTTTCGTTTGGTTTTAATTCGTTGATTTTTAGTTTCATAGTATATAATAGAATTTTTGTTAATTTATTTTATTCGGTTGCTTTGCTTCTTATCTTTTCTGTTGCTCCTTCCCAAAGCTTATCTCTTTTCATACTTAAAGTAGGTTCAGTTCTTTTAAGACTTGGCATTCCTTTAGTTGGTTTGCTGTCCATATATTTACCACACTCGCAGAGTGCTTCCTTAGTTACCCATTTGCCATCTCTGTAAACTATTGTAGCCTTTCCTATTTCCATAGTTTTTCCACATTCGCAAAAGTATAGAGTCATTTCTTTAGTTTATCAAGTTCAAATTCTAAGTGATTGATTGCTTTCTGTATGCACTCAATAGGACTAGCGTGTTTCCTTTCTGCTCTGAGCAAGTAAGTAACAGCTGTTCCTGTATTGTAGCTAAGTTCAAAGTCCTCTATGACCTTACGAGCTTCATAGCCGTATCTGATTCCTTTGTAGTAGCTTGGTATTCTATTGTCTTTCATTTATCCTATCGTTTTCTAGTCCTCCTGTTAGTGTTTCTACCTTGTCAATTCTGTATTTTATCTTGTTATTTCTTTTGGCTCTTATCTTGCCTTCTATTATACTTAAAATTGTAAGTACAAAAATTACAAATAAGGAAAAGTATGCTAATAGTTGTAGTATCATTTGCTGAGTATTTTTAATAGTTGGTTGCTTGTATAAATCCTGTCATCACCACTATAATTTTCATAAATCATTGTGAAGTTATCGTCCTTCCAAGTCCAAAGACTTTTCACTCCTGTTTTGATGTGATGTTTTAATACCCACTTGATTGTCTTGTATGTTCTTTCCATATCTATTGTTTTAAGTATTGTCTTATTCTACTTTCACTTAACTTATACTTCTCAGCAAGTTCCTTTACACTTTTACCTTTACTGAATAAATGCTGACAATGTTTAGCCCTTCCTAAAATCTCATCACTTTTGATGTCTGTCCATTTATTCTCTTTACTATTGTAATTCTTCATATTCTTTTAGTTGAGCCGATTAATATTTCTATTCGGTTTATTGTCTTTTAAATTTAGGTTTACTTTGTCTTGTTTTATCTCCAAAAAAGTGTACACATTACTTCTTTTTATCTACTTAAAAGTGTTATAACAACTTTATTATTTTAAATTTATACCTCTATTCTTTTGCCCTCTTAACTTGTCTACTTCCCAATAGTGTTCACAAATAGTATTGTTATCCTCATCTACTTTATTATTGTGAGGACTTTCAGTAAAGTAACTCTGATAATGCCCTTTAGGTGCTTTATACCTCCAACAAGTTTCTTTCATTGTACACTCTTTGCCATCACATTTAGTTATATCTGCCATAGTTTTAGTTTATTGTATTGGGGAGGTAACCACACCCCCCCTCTACTACTCTAGGTAAAATAAACGCTTTTGTAGGTCTTACCCTATATTTATTAGTATTAGTCCTTAGAGTATTCTTTATATATTTTTTTTATTCCATCAAAGCAAGTTGAGATACAAGAACCGCAATTAGTTCTTACACCATAATTAGTATTGTATATTGTATTATAAGTTTCAATCATTCTCTTTTTGGCTGCTTGGTTCTTTGCTCTACCTGTTTTCAAGTCTTTCCACATATCTAAAATCTCATCTACTATTTCCTGTGGTAAACTTTCAGGAGCTTCTACTTCTTTTGTCTTCTCCCATTTCTTCTGACTGCATTCCATTGGTGCGAGTCGTGCCTTGATTTTCATAAAGCAACCACAGTCTTTACAAGTTCCTGTAGGCTTGAAGTAATAAATACAACCCTTACAGATAGCTATCCTATCTTCATAGACTTCGTTAGGTACAAAGAACTTATTCATTTAACATTTCTTTTAATTGCACTCTTACTTTGTCTATTGTCGTGAATAAACTGTTTCGGCTTATTCCTGTCTTCTTTGCTAAACTATCTAAAGTGTTTCCTTCAGAATAATACAACTCAAATATCTTCCTATCATACCAAGTGAAACTCTCTAAAGCTTCATCAATCTTTTCTAGCTTTTCCCATTGTAAATCTTGTTCTTCAATTAAAGGTAAGTTGTATATACTTTTATGGAAATTATTTTGAGCTATATTTGTGTTGTTCATATACACCCCTATTAAATTAGTATAGTACTTTTTATATTTATAATAGTAATTACTTCTAGGACTTGTTAAAGCTCGTCTTAACGCTACTGCTCCGTATCTTGTTACTCCGTCTATTCCGTCCTTATCATAAATAGCTTTAAGTGTTTCAGGATTCATTTGTAAAAAGTATATCATTAACTCTTGTACTGCGTCATTTACTTCGTTCTTATCATTAGAAAGACCATAAGCCATAGTCCTGAACTTACCTGATAGCTTTGATATTTCTAAATATATATCAGTCATTTATAACTTCCATTTTATCTATCTTGTCTGCAACCTGTTGAACTATTTCGTCTAGTATTAGTTTGTAAGACCTTATATACGCTCTATTGCCTTTAGTTTCTATTCCTGCAAAGAATCCGTTAGTAGCTACTGAAACGTTTATCGGTATTATCATCATCCAATCCCAATAGTTATTTTCTTTAAGCCCTGTTCCGTAGCCGTTATGATATTCAATAATTATTTCTAACACTTCTAAGTAACCTTCGTACCTGCTTTTGGTTGATAGCTCTTTAGTAAACTCCATACACATTTCTAAATAGGCTTCAATTATTGCTCTGTGTTCTGCACTTGCGTATATCGGTTCTGTCATACGCCAAAGATATTAAAAAAATTATTCAATTCCTTTTTCTTTTTTTAACTTATTAACAAGGGATTTGTAATAACTTATCTTTTCTTCATATTCAACCCTAGAAATCTTTAAAGTTGTACGAGCTAAAAATTGTAGTTCTTGTGCTTTCCCTTCTCCATACTTTGAGTCTAACGCTAGACTGAACTTATATTGCTCACCCCAAGCATAGACATTACACTTAACACATTGAACCTGACAATTCTCCTCATCAAATCTTGTAGACAAGTGTTTCCTAGACTGAAAGTGTCCGTTCTGCATTCCGTCCTTATACCCCCTTACTATTCCACAAGTGAAGCATTGAATCATTCCGTATTCGTTAGCTTCTCTAAGTCTTATGTAAAGACTGAACCACTTATCAAGCTCCTTTTTTAATTTACTGACTGTCTTCTTCAATTCTTATTAAGTTTTTTATTAGTACTTTAACGAGCATTTCTTGGTCAAAGGTGCTTCCTTCTCTTACTTTTCTTCCTCCATAATAAAAGATTCCTTTTAAGTTGTTTATTCTTTCATAGACAATAGCATTATTAAAAGCCCAAATAATAGCAACAGGTTTTCCACTACTTACCTGAAGCTGTTGAGCTCTGACTATCTTTCGCATAGCAACAATAACATCTTGTCCATCTTCTATATTCTTATGTACTCCTTTTACTTCAGCAAACCCTGTTATCTTCCCCTTATCGTAAAGAACTGCGTCTATATGTGCGTATTCCTGATGTGAACCATAAGTTAAACCAAAGTTATTACAAAACTGAGTTAAAGCTTTGTTCTGTCTTTCTCTATGTGCTTTGCGTTCAAATTTCATCTTAGAATAGTTTGTTTTGTTCAACTTTATTTTCTATTATAATACCTAACGCTTGTTGTAGTATATGTAATCCTAATTCAGAATTGACTGCGTTTCTTTCTTCTAAAGGTTTTTTACAAGCTTTATTTCCATATTTTGGCTCCATAGAACCTACATCATCTTTTGGCTGATTAATTAAAGGTATATTAAAATTAGACCATAAGTAATGTCTTCCTATCTTAGTCGGCTTTATTAAAGGTTCATAATAACTAACTACATTTTCTACACAATACTTACCTTTATAAAAATTGTCCAAAAATATTATTTCTTCATATAACTTCATTGAAGGGTAAACAGGTCTTTTTCTTATATGCTGTGTAAAATAATTTGTTGTGCTATGTGATTGACAAGGTGGTGATGTCCATATAAAATCAAATTCTTTATAATGGTCTAAAAGATATTCGTGTGCGTCAGCTACTATTACATTGTCGTTAGGATATAATTGCCTATACTTATCAGCTATCTTTTCATTAAATTCAACTGCTGTAATTTTATGGTCATTTCCCCAAAGCTTTCTATTACCACCAATTCCTGCATATAAATTTAGTATCTTCATCTTAATAGTTTTATTGGTTCTTGATACCATAAGGTCTGTTCCTTTGGTTGCCCTAATTCGTGAACTTGATAGTAAGCGTTATCTACTAACTTCTTCTGAGCATACACCCACTTGTAAAAGGTTCTGATATTTAAAAATGGTTCGTCCTTTCCAAATCTTACACCCTGTCTGAATGCGTCTTGAACTTGGTTAAAGGTCATATTACCGAAACGCTTTTCCTGTATTAAGTCTTCAGCAAATATCTTACTTAGACTTGCTAAGGTCTGAGCGTCTGACCTGTGTCCTATTTCAACTGAAGTCTTAGCTACTAAGTCTAGGACTTTTTCAGTTAGTTCTTTTAGGTTTTCTTGTTTTAGTGGTTTCATAAATTATTTTTAATGTCATTTAACATATCATCAATACTCTTGTAATCTCTTGGGATTTTCATTTCAACAGTTACGTGCCTATAATCATCATCCCATTCATTTATTACTGTGAACTTAAATCCCTTTTTATTACAAAACTCTTTAGCACACGAAAATATACATTGAAGTGATGTTTTAATTTCTTTTATATCGTTATCTATTTTTTCTATCATAATTTCTTTTTTTTTAATTTATAATAATTCTTTTGCTTTTTGCCATTCATTAATTTGAGCGTCTAACTTAGACATTGTTTTTGTATTTGACTTAGGTTTATCCCATTTCTTTTGATTAGTTGCCCAAGTATTTAATCTGAGCTTTGTACTCCAAGTTTTGTTTAATTCATATTTCATTTTTGTATTAGACTTATTAGGTTCTGTCCAATAGTCAATGAATCCATTTAAAATACTTTCATCGTAATTAAAAGACAAAACCTCTGAAACAAATTCATCACGCCTATTAGATATAGTATTATTAGTTATTCTTATTTCTTTATTCTTATTAATAGTCCTTAAGTTTGTTTCTGACAAGTCCTTAAGTTTATTAACCTCTAGTTGTTCAGTTTCTTCACAACTTAAGATTCTCAATAAGTTAGCTTCATTAATCTTGAAGTATTGCTTGGCAGGTATTCCTTTACGCTTAGTTTCTATTATTTGGTACTTTTTAAGCGTTTTAAGACACTTTCTTTGCTGATATGAAGTTAGTGTAGTATCTCGCTCTATATTAGCTTCAGTATTAAAAAACCAACCATCAGTCATTCCATTGGCTATAAAGTATTCTTCTTTGCTAATTAGGTCAGCAAGCAGAATTGCACCCTTCAACCCTACCTGCTTCGCTAATTGCTTGTTTACTATTAAGAATGCTGAACTGCTTAATAAGTGCTTCATAATATTTTTGATGAATAGTTATAATTTGACATTGCAATTTTAATATTTTCTAATTGATTAGAGAAGTCAAAGTAAGAAGTTTTTATTATACACAAAGCTTGTCCACTTGTTACCTGTAGCAATACTTGCGGTTTGCTTTCCTTAACCCCATTCTTCAACAGGTGGCTCTTAAGGAAGTCTGAGTCTAAGAAAGTCTTCTTTGCTTCGCTAACATCTTTATAAGCGGTGTAAACTTTATTGAATACATTTCTATATTTTCCCCAAGTTGCGTAATTACTCTTATGCATTTTTTCGTAGTGGTAAATCAAAGACCTATCTCTATTGATAACTTTAGCTATCACAGTCTGATGTATATTTTCTTCTTTTCTTGCAATAACACTAGCAACAGTTCTAGCTACCTGTATATCTTGTTTCCTTGTCTTTTCACCTAACGAGCCTTTAGGCAACCCCAATACACTTGTAGTGAGGTCGCAAAGGACTTTAAAATTATCTTCAGTAGTCATCTTAGAAAGGTAAATCTTCTTCTGAACCTGCTACTGCTTTAGGTTGTTCGTTGCTTTTCTTGGAAAAGAAGTAGCCGTCTATATTATGAAAGTATCTTCCGTTATATTCTCTTGAATAAACATTACAAAGAACTGATACATCCATTCCTATTTCTAGCTTGTTCATTGAATC